TTGATATCCTCATTCATTTCTGTGATGAGTTTTAGTGCCATTAGTAGGATCCTCCCTTAGCACGATGCACTTTACCTACTCCAACTTTCTTTTCTCGTTTTTCGGTTTCTTGATGTTCTTCGGCACTTGGATGACTGAGGTCAACTTCATCAAGTCGCAGTGACTCATTGGTCTTTTTCTTTTTACCAAGACCACTCTGACGAGTTACACCTAAACCTCTTGAGTCAAGTTTCTTCACACTTTCATCTTCTTCCTTTTTCTTCCCCTCATATTGCATATCCTCTTTCTTCATCGCTTGACCAATTTTCTTGCGACGATTAAGGAGATAGGAATCGGTGTCGTCTTCATCACCGTCGTTGTCGATGTCACCATCTTCTTGTCCAACGGGATCAAGTTTCTTCTCGGAAAGGTGAAGAGCAAGTTTCTCATTGAGTGCTTCGTCGAGAAGATCCTTTGCGTCACTCATTTTCTTTTCAAATACTTTTTGAAGTGCTAATTTGATGCTCATTCTTCGTCTCCCAATGTGATTGATTCTAAGATGCTCAAGAATTTTTCTTTGGATTCAAAGATTGTCTCTCTGAATGATCTTTGTAATTCTTTAGGAAGTTCGTCGTGAGTTTCAGAAATAACCTTAGCGATCTCTGGTGTGATCTCTAATCTTTCATCAGCAGAAATTTCTAAGTTGATGTTTGCATTCTCCTCAATTGCTTGTGTGACAACCGAAGCAAATGCGTTGTTTTCAGAGACTTCCTCCGTGGTCGTGAACATATCGTTACCGATTTCAACATATTTTTCGGCAAGAACAGCCTCAATTTTTTCTGAAATGAGATCCAAAGAGTTCTGAAAGAAGCCCTCTTTGTCACCCTCGGTAATATTTTTAATCATTTCTTTGCTCATTTTTCTTCCTCTGGTGGTTCTTCTGGGGGTGCGATTTCACCTGTTTTTAGTTCGTTTTGAATCTCAGCCATGTTTCTACTTTCAGAATCCTCGCTGAGTCCAAAAATCTCTCTTCTTATGTATGAATTTGAGAAATATCGACCAATATATGGCTCCATACCTGCCGCAACAGAGAGTCGCTCTCGGAGCAGTTCAATGTTTTTAAGTTCAGAGTAATGAGAATCACTGTGATATTTGAATCGAATCTTCGCTTTGATTGCGTCAAAGTCTTCAAGCGACATCACACCAACGAGTGATAATTGTATTCTTAGTGTGTCCAAGAACAGATTCACAAAGTTGTCTCTGAGACGAGAGATAAACTTAGCAAACTTAACTTCATCACGAGTGATCTCGGCTGATCTACCCATGTTGAATCCATTTTCAGATTGCAGTCTTGATGGTGGAACGTTTAACGCTCTGTAAAGTTTTTGGAGCATGTATTCAACATCACGCATCTCACCAAGGTTGGTTCCGCCGGGAAGAGTAGTGACTTCAGTTCCCTTACCACCTTCTTTTCGTGGTAAGAAGAAATCTTCCATCATGTGGAAATGATCTCTATCTTCACGAATGTTACCTGTTCCTTGATCGTAAGTTAATTTATTTCGATATCTCTTTGCGAGTCCCTCGATGTATTGTTGTGCTTTTGTGGTAGGCATGTTACCAACGTCAACATAAAATACTCTTCTTTCGGGGGCTCTTGAAATACGATACACAACCGCTGCGTCCTCTAATTGTCTAAGCATATTCAAAGGACGAATTGCTTTTTGTAGGTATCCAACAACTCGTTTTGATCCAGCATCAACCAGTCCAGAGTGACAATAAATCACTGAGTCGTTTGTTAATCGAACACCGCTCGCTCCAGTTCTAAAGGTTGATTTTTTATCTGAGTCGGTGTAAATGTAAAACTCTTCGATGTCACCAATTTGTGGGATCTGCAAACTTCCCGGCTGGTTTTGAATCTTGTTTACTTTTCTAATCTTTTTAATTTTAAGTGGATCAATCGGTCTAAGTTCAGTAATGCCAATTTGTGGATTTTGCTCATCAATCATGACATAGAAGAACAATTTACTGTCAACATACCAACGTCGGAACAAGTCATGTGCGTCCGTGTGGAAATTTAACAGATCAAGTATTCGATCAAACTCTTGATACATTCTACTTTTGATTTGTGGTGGAAGAAGTAACTCCTCCAAATCTAACTTGACTGGTTTTTTATCGTCCTCAATAACTATGGATTCATTAACGATATCCTCGATTGCCATGTCAACCTCTGGAAACAAAGCCATCGAGCGATATCTTTTAATAAATTCTTCTTCACTCTTTGCAGTTCCAGTGAAGTCTGAGTATGAACTCATGAATCCACCATACACAGATCCAGAGTCTAAGTTATAAGAACCATCATAAGAATCGGGTGCAACAACATTGTTGGCACCCGACTCCTCTGGTTGCTGTCTAGTTATCGTAAATCCAAAAAGGTTTAAAGCCATACTTTCCCCTTACATAATAAAATAAAACACGAATACTAGGTATGTATATTAGTCGGTGACACCCGGAAGGCCCGGTGAACCAACGGTTCTGTCGATTTCAAAGTAATCGTAAGCGATGGTTACAGGGAACTCAACAACTGTATCCAACACATCGTAAGTCAAATCAATTGATCCAACCTCGACAGGCCAGCAGTTTTTAAGTGTCACTCTCTTGATTGGATTTCCTTCAAGATCGAGGTGAGTCACCTGCCACTCAGCGAGAGTGCCTGCGGTGTCATCCCAATCAGGACTTTGGGTATTTCCAAAGTGTGAGTTAATGAGTGATGACCAATCTTGGAATGCCTTGTAAAGACCACCGGATGCGTCATCAAGAATGGAGATTGGCCATTCGAGATACTGTCTGTCGCCGGGAATTTTTGCAATACGACCACGGAAGGGCACCGGAATGATGCCGACCGTGGATGGGGGAAACTGAGCCGCTTTAACCAACAGAGATTCTGTTCCTGTCAATGCTCGTTTAACCGCAGCACCGATGTTACCAGTAACACTAAATCTGTTTTGTCGGGTTCCGCCCTTAAATGAATTTCTGAAGTCGTCAATGAATAATGAGTCTGACATGTTTTATCTCCGATTTAGATTAGGTTCCGGTTTCTTGTGACGGTTGACCACCAAGATCATCAGCCTCATTCTTGTTCGTAAACGTCAGAGTGATGAAGTTAATTGACTTCGTGGGTTTAATGAGAATATCTGCATTAAATACATTAGCGTCAATGACCTCGGGTGGGTTATTTGATTCATCACAAATGATTCTGAAGTCAGAAATACCACGGTTTGCTTGAACACCTCTCAGAATAGTGGACGCTTGAAGTCTAAAGTTTGTTCTTGTTGCTGCGTCATTAAACTCAAACAAAGTTTGTCTTGCAAGTCTACCAATTGTTTTCTTGAGGAAGATGAACAATCGAGAGATATTAATTCTACTGAAAGTGCTTGTCTCTGTAATACCTGTTTTATCACCGAACAAGAAAGTGCCCTCACCGGGGAATGTAACAACTGGGTTAACATTAGCATCGTAAAGTGTATCTTGTTCAGAAACAGTTGGATTATGCTCCAATTTAACGATGTCTAAAATTCTACCTCTGGTGAGACCAGCGGGCGAATAGAATGAAGCAAAGTCTCTGTCTGTTCTAATAAAGCAACCAGCAACATCGGCTGTCAATGGTGTGGTTCTTAATCCATCAGCCGCAGACAGTTCGCTGTTTCTCTTGTAGTTGAGGTGTTTCTTTGAACCTTGAACAAAGAAAGAAACTTTTGCTCGCTCTGATGCATCTGAACCATCAACCGCAACATCTCCGGGTGTTATGTTAGCCGATCCACCAGTTCCAGCGTGGAAAATACCAACGGTGTTGTACCCTCTGTCATCAAGTGCAGTTTTAAGTTGTGCGGTTGAACCAACGGATCCAGCGTAACTTGGATCGACTGTGCTAAAGATACAAGCGAGTTCTCGATCAGCAAAATCGGATGCGGTTGAACCAGCGATGACATCACCACCATAAAGAAGGTAATTTTGAACAGCGTACCAGTCCTGATCTAAGTCACCAGTAAGTGCGTCTGGATTGGCATATGTGTGTCCACCGTTTCCTTGCAAAAATGCTGCACTTGAAAGACGAGCAACCCAGTTTTCAATTGAATCTTCTTCAATAAATCCTTGCTCTCTCTCGGCTGTGTTACCAAGAGTTTTGACAAGTTTTGTATTTTTTGACAAAAAAGCGGATGTTACGTTTGTTGTTTCTTCGGTAATGAGGTTGACAAAACTGTCATCGTTTACATTAATGACAACTCTTGCTCTTCCGGAATTAATTATGCTTACGGCCATGGGGGTTTCTCCTCGTACTTATAAAGACTTCGCAGTATTTAGTCTTTGAGTGTTTTTGACTTTAGGGGAACCATCTATCCTCGCCGTCCCAGACACCACCAGTTTCAGTGTCAGTTGACGTTATGATCCCAAAAGGAACAACTTCGTCTTCAAGTCTTTTTATTTCGTCCTCATATACGTCTAATCGAACGTCGGTGTTTGTTAAATCTTTGAAGTAGTCTTGCCGAGTCAACCAAGCAAAAAGAACAAGCGTCATCACCAAATCATCGTTGTGTCCTTCATCTGCTTCGTATGACTGTCCTTTTGCCACGAATGTGATGAGTTCATTCACGATCTCCAAATCTTCGACAATCATCTTGTCTTGTTCGATCAAACTTTTGAGAACGGAGCATCCAAGTTTTTTC